CCAACTCAGGAGTCACTGCGGGCACGTATAGATCGGTAACGGTTGACGCCAAGGGTCGTGTGACCGGCGGAACGAACCCGACCACCATCGCTGGTTACGGCATCACCGATGCGCTATCGACTACTGGCGCGACCATGACGGGTGCGCTCAACGTGACCGGAGTTGACCAAGGTCTGGCGATCCAGCACAACGGAAACACCGCTGCGTGGTTCGGGCGCATCATCACCAAAAACTCGACAAGCGATCGCGCTGCGTTCCTCGGGACGTACGGAACGGTCGCTGGTGTGTTCGCCCACAACAACGCGCTCAATGCGTGGGCTGACATCTATATCAACACTGTGGACGGAAGCACTGGTGGCACCGTCCGAATGCCGTCGTCTGTCCTTGTCAACGGCAACCAGGTCATCCACACCGGCAACTACGTTTCGTACTCGCCGTCTCTGACTGGTGGCGGTGCTTCTGGAACCTGGGGTATCAACATCAGTGGGTCCTCTGCCTCCTGCACTGGCAACTCCGCGACTGCCACGAACGCATCGCAGCTGAACGGTCAGGCCGGTTCCTACTACGAGAACCGCAGCCCAACAGCGGTCAGCATCTCGGCCGGAACGCTGACGATCACCCGTGCTGCGGGCAACCTGACGACCACGATCGGTGGCCGCGTGGTGGCCTGGTGCGATTTCAACGGTAACTTTGCAACCACCCAGACGCCCAACGCCAACTTCAACGTCAGCAGCATCACCAAGAACGCGACCGGTGACTACACGGTCAACTTCAGCAGCGCACTGGCGAACGCGAACTACGTCGTGGCCGGCACCGCTCAGCTGGACACACCGAGCCCCGGCCAGAGCAACTACAACGTCATGGTCGCTGTGCCTCGCCGGTCTGGCGCGAAAGCGACTGGCAGCTGCCGTATCGTCTGCGAATATCCCGCTGGCGTCGCGCTGTACGACTCGATCTCGGTGGGCGTCGCCTTCATCGCCGCATAATGAAAGTCATCATCTACACCAACGACGAGGGGTGGGTAAGCGTGGCAACCCCATGCTACCCGCCCGACATCACTGCAGAGCAGGAACTGCAGATCGCAGCCTGGGTTCAACAGAAGGACGTGCCGCCACTGCCGGACGGATCGGTGCGCCCGTCCTTCATCGTGAACTCCTCCAGCCTGGACGGCATGAACCTATTCTTCGAGGCGTGGCGACTGACGCCCAGTGGCACCGTGACGTGGCACAAGCCGGCCGCCGACGAGCTCAAGCGCAAGCAGTTCCGCGCTCTCCGCAAGCCCATCCTGGAGAAGCTCGATGTGGAGTTCATGCGGAGCTTGGAGGATGGCAACACCGCACAGGTTGCGGAGATCACCGCCAAGAAGAAGGCCCTCCGCGACGTTACGTTGATTGACCTCTCTCAGTACGATACCCCTGAGACGCTAAACGCCTTCATCCCTGAAGTGCTGAAAGAAAACTGATATGCAACCCAACTACCGACAGATCCAGCCGGCCCCCGTGCTGGACAAGACCGCCAACGCCATCTCCATCCCGTACGTGAACGTGCAGCTGTTCCAGTCCTGCACCGCGCAGTACGAGGTGCGCCAGATCACCGAGATCCCGCCTCTCCCGGACGGCCAGGTGCTTCCCCCGATGTGGGGACCAGTGCTGATGAATGGCAGCATCACTCTGGCTGGAGATGACTACACCGCCTGGGGCACTGACGACAACTTCCTCTACGAGAAGGTTGCCGAGAAGCTGGGTCTCACCCTGATTCCGTTGCCCACTGCTTGACGACGCAAACCCGGTGTTGTACACCTAAACCCGCATGGCTGAGAACACCGATATCGTTGCGAAGATCACCTCCGAGCGTGAGCTCGTCCTTCAGAACATCCAGCAGCTGGAGCAGAACATCAACATCCTGACCCAGCAGCTGAACCAGGCTCAACAGAACCTCCTCGCCTCCAAGGGCGCGGTCATCGGTTTTGAGCGACTCCTGTCTTCTCTGGCTCCGAAGCCGCCCGCTGAAGCTCCTGCTCAGCCGGTCGTTGACGAAAGCCAGGCTTAAACCAACCAAACACCCAAAACGACGCAGCCCACCCTCGCAAGGGGGTGGGTTTTTGCTTGCGACTACAGCTTGCTGGCATCGTGTACTGCCAGTACCAAATCCAGTATGAGTTCGCCGATCACAGGCAGCAGTTTCACTGTAGCAACGCTCGGTGAGAGCTTTTGCAACCGGATCACCAACCTTCTGGCGCTGTCGTCCAAGATGAAGCTGTGGTTCGACTGGGCTTTTGACAGTGGCGGCAATGCCACGTCCGAGTTCAAGTCGATGTTCCTGCTCCCGCCAGGATGTATCATCCCGTTTTCAATGTCTGGTTCAGAGGCTTCCGTGAAGACCGCGGTCGAGGCTTTGAATAAGCCAGATGGAGATACAGGTCTTCCGTTCTGGCGGCTGTGTGACGGCACAAATGGAACGCCTGATTTACGCGGAAGAACGCTTGTCTGCGCTGGTCAGGCTTCTGGATTGACCCAGCGCGAGCAAGGCGTGACCGGTGGATCCGAGAGTACCACGATCAACGGCAGCCAAATCCCGTCCCATGGCCACATCATCGAGGGTCGGCTGCGATTCTCGACGGCCAAAGATGCCGCAGGAGAGGATGATTTTGGGGCGGTTTCCAATCGGGACGGAAACGGGCAGCCGTATCCGTCTACTCAGTACTCGCAAAGCTCTGCGGACTACAACTACCTGTACGCAAAGCCGGCTTCCGGGGCTCCCGAGTCGCTCACAATCGACACGATGACGCCATTTTACACCGTCTGGTACATCATCAGGACCACTCGAACTGTATGAAGCGACTTGGAGGGCTCAGAGAGACCGGCATTCAGCTGAACGCTGTCTCGCTTGACCTGCGATCCCCTGCTGGAAAGACCAGCGAGGGGTATTTCCGACTTGTCGTTAACGCTATCAGTGACCGTGAGGGTAGGCTGCGGCGTCTTGGAGGGTGGAAACCGCTGTCGCTGGCGGGCTCTCCTGTTGGAAATGAGGATCTTCATGACCAGCTACTGACCAACACGGTTTCACCAACAGTTGTTGTATCAACTTCAACATTTTACCACACGGATTGGGGTGTTTCAGTCATGAGCCCGGGCTCCGCCGTGGCTCCGACTGCAACTATTGGGATCGATGGCGGCACCGTGTACGCATACAGCCCGATTCTTTCAGCACTTCCGACTATTTCAGTGGTCCCGCCGGAAACCAGAGCGTTTGTTCCCTGGGTTGGATACCTGTGGCGCGTCACCGCAAGAACCACGGACGACGTAACCACCTCATCTCCTGGCTACATCGACCTTCAGTACAACTCGATCCAAGCAGGAGGCACGCAAACGGTGCGCATGTACTCCAACGTCAATGCGGCGGCCAACCAAAACGTGTTTGCGTACGGCTGCGCTCCTTCCGATGCGGTGAGTTTCGTGGACACCGGAGTTTCGGACAAGCTGATGGTCTGGAATCCGACTGTCCAGGACAGTAGCCTGCTTCCGCCCACTAACACCCAAGTCTCCTGCACATGAGCTCACCCGAGTACATCACTTTTCTGGCGCACATGCGCGGCGAAAGCGGAGACACGCGCCTTCTTGCTGGCACCAGGTCTCGCCTCTACTCGAACACCGGCCTAGACGGCAACTGGCGGCTGCTGATCGGGGGTTTGGGTGGCGAAGTGCCTGCGGATGGCGTTCCAGAGACTCGTTGGAAGCACGCTCAGATGGGCGCTATCACCATTTTCACCAATGGAATGGATCAGCCCTATTGGTGGTCATGGGAAAAGCCGTCTGACCCAACAACCGGCTACTCTGCGGAGCTCTTGGACGATTTCGTTGCGATGGACATCACCACTGTTCGATCCATCGGCGCTTGGAGAGGGTTCGTCTTCGTTGGGAACGTGATCAGTGAGGGGGCTGTCTACCAGAACCGCATCTTCTGGTCTGACTTCAACGATCCGCTGAGCTTTGTGCCTGGGCCTGAGTCCCTGGCCGGCTACATCGACCTCGGGGAGGACGAGCGTGTGCTTGCCATGGCTCCTCTGGGCGCTCAGTTCCGCGTCTACACCGACAAGGCCATCTACAACGTGGACTTGGTGGGCGGTGATGAGGTCTTCAACTTCCGCGAGGTCTATCGCGGCCCGCAGGTGCTGAGGTTCGAGAACAGCCTGGTCAACATGGGCGAGCTCCATGTCTATGGTGGTGAGGACACCATCTATGTCATCGGCGAGTTCGATCGTAGCCCCAAAATCCTCGACTGGCTCTACCGTGCGAGCGGCGCGATCTACAATGGGGTGAGTTCTGACTACCTGAGCGGTGTCACAATCTCCTCTTTCCCGGCTTTCGGCCCAATCAACCGAGGTGCGTGTCACTTGTTGGTCGGCGGCTACGATGAGGCAGAGCGTATGGTCTGGTTCTCCTGGGCTCCTGACGCTGAGACCGTGCCTTCCAAGTCGCTGGTGCTCCAGATGGACATCGGAAAGGCGTGCCTGGTCGAGTCCGGCTTCACGGCGTTTATTTCCCATCTGCCGAGCTACCAAGCCAATGTGCGCAGATGGCTCGCCGACATTGGCGCGTGTTTGCCAGAGCCTCTTCCAGGCGAGGGAAACCCACTTCCGATCACGTTCGTTCCAGACACGAGCCTGACGTGCATCCGAAACCCGACCGAAGACTACCAGCTTCCGGCAAGCCCGACGAACTCGCTGTGCGCCAAGATTGACGCGACCCCAAGCCTTGAACCCGACTGCACGCCGTGCGGGAACGGCTACAAGTTCGTCATGGCTTCGTCCCAGGACAAGTGTCTCAAGGAGTACGCGCCAGACTTCTACGCTCGCACCTATTGTACAACCGATCCAAACCTGCGATCTGGCCTTACGTGGACAACCACGAACCACCCGACCACGGTGGTCAACTATGGAGACTTCGGTTACACCAGCCTGATTCAGACCGACGCGCAGGACATGGGAACACCCAACAACAAGACGATCGCTCGTATTGCTGTTGAGTATGACGCTCCTGACGTTCCTGACATCAACGCTGCGATGCTCCATGTCGATATTGGATATGGAGCTCAGCCTCACAGATTGATCTGGCAGACATCGACGCCTCGAAAGATCGACCGATTGTCCACTGAAAGTGAGGGTCAGATGCTTGCCAACAACATCCGGCCAAACCGCATGGCGACCTACCAGTTCTTCAGGACTGGGTCGCAGGTTGGATTCCGGCTGATGATCGCTGACGCGAACCGAAACCCAGTGATAGGCGGATCGTCTTCACTGAACGAGATGAGTGTCTCGATGAGGTCGTCGCACGGAGACTATTTCTAGCCACAACACCGCTTCGGCGGTTCACTCAAACCAAGAACAGGACGCACTATGGGTATTTCAAATCTCGGTGGCATCATTGGAGCATTCGCCGGCTCCAAGATGGAGAAGCTGAACAAGAGCCAAGAGCTCCAAGATCAGATCAACACGTCGATCGGCGGTATGGACAAGTACCGCCAAGAGGCGGACACCGCTCTCGGTAGTTACACCGCTGCGAATCGCGCCGCTATCGGGGACGTCGGCCGTCTCAACAAGCAGACCGAGGCTGAAACCAACCAGATGCTTGGCGGTCTTCGTCAGGCCAGCTTCATGGGAGACCGTGAGCGGGCTCGCGAGGGCGATCTCGGTGCGCTGCAGGGCTTCCTGGGCCAGCTTGGTGGAGGCATGTCCAAGGCCGATAAGATGGCCGCGTCCCGTCTTGGCTACGCTGGCAAGGCGTCTGGTACCTACATGGACAAGCAGCGTGCTGGCTACGTTGGAGCTTTCGGAGCTCCGATTGCCCAGCAGATCTTTGGCGGCCTCAACCAGGCTGCGTCTGGCGCTGCCGCTGAGCGTGGGTCCAACGTCGGACAGCAGATGGGGCTGATGCAGTACCGCAACCAGCTTCCAATGAACCTGGCCCAGATGGAGCTCAACCCGCTGCAGGCCCGCCAGCAAGCCCGCCAAGCCGAGATCGGTCAGCTGAGCGGACTGTCTGACGTGAACAACGCCAATTTTGCTGGATTCCAGGAGAAGCAGAACAAGTGGGCGAAGCTCGGTTCTGCGCTGGATTCGACCGTCAACAGCGCCATCGACACCGGCATGAGCCTATACAGCGGAGGAATGCTCGGCAGTGGCGGAATGCTTGGCGGTTTGATGGGAGGCCTTGGCCTCAGCGGAGGCGGCCGCCAACAGCAGCAGGCTCCTCCTCAAATGCCAGCCTACGGATACCCTCAACCCGCCTATGGTTACGCCAACCCGATGATGTACGGCATGCCGATGTACGGCCGCCCATTCTGATCAACCACTGAACAACAACAATAGAGGACACTTTTATGGCAGACGTTTATGGATCCACGCTGGACTCGCTGATGGCCAACAAGGCGGCACAACAGGCCGGCCAGCAGGCTGAAGCGAACTCGTACCGCAACTTCCTGAACCAGACCGCCAACACCAACCTGCGACGCCGTGAGGGCGAGGCGCTCGACCGCCGTGGCACGGAGGAGTTGGCGATCAACCGCATGAACGTGGCTGGCCTCAATGACTACCGTCGTGGCCAGGTTGATATCGGAATGGAAGACGCCCGCACCCGCCGCTATGAGGGTGAGACCGGCCGAGAAAACGTGCGTGGTCAGAACACATATCGCGGAGGTCTGATCGAAATTGGAAAGACGGACGCGGGAACACGAGCCTATGATGCCGCTACCACCCGAGATTGGCGTATTGGTCAGAATGCCGTCGAATCTGCCCGAGTCGCCGCTCAAAAGGAGGTCGGCCTGACTGGAATATCCGCCAATCGTGAGGTTGGGCTTGAGGGCATCAAGGCGTCAGTCACAAACACCAACACTCAGGCTGGAGCCAACATGTTTGACTCTGCAAACCGGCTTGAAGCTGCGTCTCTTGATTACAACAAGCTGCGTCGTGGTGAGCAGCTTGCGTTTGATCAGGGGGGCATTGAAGGCCTGAAGCAGTTTCGTGCAGCCAACAACCCCGCCAACGAGAACCTGCGCCTCATGCAGGCTGCGGATCAGCAGGAGGAGGCCAAGCTGCGCCGCAGTGCTTATGGGTCCACGATGGATCAGCTGAATCAGAATTTCCAGAATCAGACCACTGGATTCTTCGGAGGCGCTGCCAGTTTCAACGACAACAGAACGAAGCAAATCCAAGATGAGATGGAGCGCCTAAAGGTCGCTGGAATCCCAGAGGCCGAGGCGTATGATCAGGCCCTCTCAACAGTCTCTCGTCGCGTTGTTGACGCTCGCTTCGGTGCTCGCCCTCCTGTCAACGAGATCCTCCGCAACGACCGCTATGACGTGCCTCAAGGCAGTCAACCTCAGGGTCGAGGCATGTCTGCACCGACTGCCGCTCCGACCAATGCTACTCCGACTCGCGTTCTGAATCGCGGTGATCGTCAGCAGCCGGTGTCACAGAACCAGCCTTCTCAGTACCAAAACGAGCCGGTTGATCAGTCTCAGCAGTTTGGCCCTCCGTCCCCGTCTGAGGCGTTCAGTTCGCGTATGCAGCAGTTGAAGGGGATGAGGTCTCGGGAAATCTCAAACCCAGGGGCTGTAGGCGCGTTGACGACGCCGTTCTTCGCTGGTGCCGCTGATGCGTTGGGTGTCCAACCTGAGCAGGTTGGTGCCAGCAATCGTTACAAGCGCCCTCGTTCCGTGGTCGCCGACAACTGGGATAATTTTGGCCCTCAGTTCGAGGCGCTTCCTGAGGATGTGCGGAACAGTGTGTACATCAACTCACTGAACGAGGCGAGCGACGTTGATGGTCGCTATTCTCCGGCTAACAGGGGCTATCGCGGTCGCGAACTTCCGTCCCTGGACTGGATGACGAGAACGCAACAATAAGTTGGTGACTGACAACTGATCCAGTAGGGATCTATCACTTCGTCCAGCAAAAGACCGACACTCCCATGCCCAAGATCATTGCAGTTGAAGGCCACGGAAATCTTCAGTTTGGCGACGACTGGTCTGATCAGCAGATCGACCAGTACATCGAGCAAAACTACTTTGGCCAACAGCCTGGCATGACTAGTCAGTCCGCTCCACCTGCAGAGAGGCAAGGCGTATGGGAGTCGTTCACGAGTGGGTTTGGTAAAGGGTTCGAGGCTGGCGGCATACCGTTCTACAGCGGCGGAAAAGAGGCCGTGAAGTCTGTTGGAGTGCTGAGTGCTGCACTCGCTGCCCGTGAAGGCACTGCATCAGATGAGCAGATGCAGCGACTCCGTGAGTACAAGGCCGAAGAGGAGCGGGCTGCCGCAGAAGCCGAGAGCCGAGGCGCTCTTGAGCGAATTGCGTACGGAGTTGGGCGTGTTCTTGGTGAAGCCCCAGGCTTCGCTGGCGAACTTGCTCTGACCGGAGGCGTTGCCACGGCCGGCGAGAAGGCTGCGGTCAAGGCTGCTGCCGCTGGCGTCAAGGCGCTGGGTAAGGAGACTGCGTTCTCAGCTACCCGCAAGGCTGCAGACTGGGCTGCTGACAGCGTCAGTGGCCGCATCGTGCGTGGTGTGGCCGGTGCGGCGGCCCAGACTATCCCGTCTGGCGCGACGCGCATCGTCTCTGGAACCGCTGAGCGGATGACTCCAGGTTTCGACCTGGAGGAAGCCCCTGGTGGCACCTACTACACCGAGACCAAGCAGGGCGACCCGTTCATGTCGGCCGCCTACAAGGCCCTCGGAGACCAGTTCATCGAGGTGCTGAGCGAGCGTTCTGGTGGGTTCCTCACCGACATGCTCGGTGCTGGTGCGCGCAAGGCTGGTCTTGGCAAGGCGATCGACTGGACCTCTGGTCTCAAGCAGGCGGTGGCGAGTCGCGTGGCCCAGAAGTACCCTGGCATGTTCGAGGGCAACGACTTCCTCGATGCCGTTCGCAACACGACCAAGTGGAACGGAGTGTTCGGTGAAATGCTTGAGGAGCGAGCAGGCGAGGTTGGTCGTGCGGCTCTCGGAGTCCAGGACTATCAAGCTCCGACGATGGAGCAGCTTGCCACTGAGGCAATCGGCTTCGGCCTGATCGATGCCGGCTACAACTCCGCCCGCCTGGCTTCGACTCTTGCAAATGGTCGACTCACAAAGAGACAGCGTGACAGGGCTCAAGAGGCTCTTAACGCCGTCACTGCTGCTGAGTCTATCGTTCCGGCTGCAGCGCCAGTCCGTGAACCAGCGACTTCTCAGGAGACTGATCCGGCTTCCTCGCTCTACGATTATGATGCCGCACCTCGTGGGCGTGAGAGTGGTCGCACTCGTCCCGCGTGGATGGATGAGGCTGATCAAGCCATGGCTGAGGCGAACGCCAAGCTCGGGCGCGAACAGAACCTGGCTGCTCAACGTGCTTCCGCTGGTGTTGCTGGTTCTCTAGCAAGACTTGAGCAAGATCAGGAAAACCGTTACGGCCCTGGAGCTCGTGGAGAGGTTCCACAGAAGATAGAAGACGCTGGCATGGACGTGATGCTGCGCCTCCTTGACGAACGTCAGAAAGATGAAGCCATCGCTAACCGCGCTGCCGCTGGGGTTGGCTCCAGACTTTCCCAGCTTGAAGAGAATCAGGCTAACCAGTTCGGCCCAGGTGCTCGCGGCGAGGTTCCTCAGTCTATTCGGCCTGAGATCGGTTCCAGCTTGAGGGCGCTATTGAGAGATGCCCAGAAGCGCGATGAAGAGCTAAACGCCCGGATCGAAGCTGAGATCGCCGCCCGCGCTGAGGCAAAGCGTCTTGCCGCCGAGAAGGCTGCCCGTGAGCAGGCCGAGGCCCAGGCCCGTGCTGCTGCCGAGAAGGCTGCCGCTGAAGCTCGTGCTGCTGCGGAGGCTGCTGCTGCCGAGGAGGTCGCCAAGAAAGCTGCTGCGGAGAAGGCGTCTCAGCCGCAAGACCAGAAGCTGCTCGACTTCATTGAGGAGGTTGATGGCGAGAGTGTGAACCTCGCGTCGCCTTCTAAGCTGCGTAGCCTTGTCAAGAAGGCCAAGGAGCTCGGGTACATCGACGACCGCGCTGCCGCTGAGGTTCTGCGCGTCCAGAAAGAATTGGGCAGCCGCGATGACACCTCCGATGCGTTCGATGAACTCGCCAGCTTCCTGAACGCCAAGCTGCGCAAGCCGACGTCCAAGACTTCCCTGCCGACTGAATCCTCGCTACCGGTGGGAACCGGGGCTGCTCCTGTGGGTGGTGTCCCAGTTGCGGCCCCGGTCATCGTTTCCAATGGTCAACAAAAACAAGAGACTGCAGCGCCGTCTGTGGCCCCGGTCCAGCCCGCCCAAACCCAAGCGGCTGGTGGGACAGCAGGTGCGCAAACAGCCCAAGCCCAAGGAGTAGCCAATGCCAATCAAGTCCAAGGCCCAGTGGAAGTACCTCGCGGTCAAGCACCCCAACCTGCTGCACCG